ATAAAATTAAAGACAACTCGCAGGCTGGTTCAGATTTAACATTCTATTCTATTTTTGAGGCTATTGTTAAGATGTTCAATGTTTGCATTGATAACAACATCGATGAGGGGTTAAATAGTTATTACTTGTATCGATACGACAGAATTTCAGAATTTGCACCGTTAAAAGATTTCAGCGGCAATATTTCTAAAATTGTTGAATTTAGTCCGATTATCGAAAACATAAAACAGACGAATATCATTAAATATAAAGCTGTTCCAGAAGGCTTTTCGGAAACATATGCAGGTCGAACAATTGAATGCAAAAACAAAAACATCGAGGCAAAAGGGACACTTATTGAAATACCTGCATTCGCTTTCGGATTTGTAAATGATAGTGGCATTAATATTCCGAATCTATCTAATAGCGAGGCATATAGTAATCCTGTTATTGCAATACTATCAGTCGCAAAATTGAGTGTGCTGGCAAAATATGAAACAAATGAGGTTAACGTTAAGTGTTATATTCCTGTATTGTATGACTTGTCGAACGAGTATAACATTTTACAGATAATTTATGAATATCCGCAAGTTTTTGTCATTGAAAAATGGCTAACGTTGAACGATTTGAAGACGTTCAGAAATTTTGCAACTTATTATGTTGACCTATTTGGCTGTTCATTTATTGTTTCAAAGATTGATAACTACAACGCCGTAAAGAGACAGCCGACGAAAATTACGCTTGTCAAAGTAAGCGATAAAACAATTACAACTCCTGCACAATCGCACTTCTTTGTTGACGCAGTAGGGAACATCTTTAGTGATTCGGTTGGACAAGGGTTTGGTTACAGTTCAAATTAAGGTAATATGGCAGAAAAAATTAAGATATTAGAATTAGACCTTAACGCCGACGAAATGCTTGAAACTATCAAGCAGTTAAAGGCTCGTATTGAGGAATTGAAACAAAAACAAAAAGAAGCAAAAGAGTCTGGCGGAGAGTTGTCGGACGAATATATAATTCTTAGTGGTGAACTTAAGACTACACAAGAAGAACTTAGAACTACGGAAAATGTATTCAGAAAATTAATGAATGCACATAAAGACACCGTCGGAACGATAATGAAGCTCGAAGCCGAAAATGCAAAACTGAGGCAGGAGCAAAAATTGCTAAATCTTGAAACCGAGGAGGGCAGGAAGCGCAACGAAGAAATAAACAAAAAGCTCAATGAAAACAATAAAATCATCTTTGAAAATTCGGACAAGTTGAAGCAAAACAAGATGAGTGTTGGCGGCTACGTTGACGCCATGAAAGAGATGGGTTTTGGGCTTCGTGATGTATCAAAGAGTTTCGGCATAGCTGGTGTTGGCGTCGATAATCTTAATTTGAAGATGCTTCGATTTTTAATGAGCCCGATAGGACTGCTGATTGGTGCTATTGTTGGCGCATTTTATGCTCTTGGCAAGACACTTAGTTCATTTAAACCTTATATGGACAAGGTAGAACAAGGAGCTGCAGCGCTGGCAAGTGTATTTACGTTTCTTAAGGACAGAATTATCGGGTTAATCACTGGGGCAATGTCGTTGAAGGACTTTTTCAAAGGATTGGTTGGCGGAATGAAGGAAACTGCGAATGCGGCAATGGAGCTGAAAAAGGCTCAACAAAACATCGACGACGAATGGGATAAATTAAGTGTCAAAGAAAAAAAGATACAAAATCAGATTGACGAATTAATGTTAAAAAGTAAAAACAGGACAATATCTGAGAAAGAGAGAATAAAAATACTCGATGAAGCTCGGAAACTTGAAGAGCAACTGCACGAAAGAAGGCTTGAGCTTGCAAAAGAAGACTACGAAAATCAAATCAAAAACATTGCTAATAAACATAAGCTAAGCAAAGAAGAGGTAGACAATCTTAGAAAATATGGCATAGAATATCTGTATGAGTTGCAGGATAAGGTGAAAGGTGGAAAGACAATTTCCGACGCTGAAATCGAAGACCTTAAAAAACGAGAAGAAAAACTACTTGATATTGAAAATGAAAGCATTAAAATTCGTGAAAAAATACAAAATAAGCTCGACGAGAATTACGAGAAAGCAAGACAAGCAGCAGAAAAAAGAAGGCAGGATGAAGAGCAGAAACGACAAAAAGAAGAGCAGGAGCGGCAAAAACGGGATGAAAAAGAAGCAAAACGAAGAAAAGATGCCGCAGAAGCCGCTGTAAATGATATGTTATACAAGTTAAGACTATGGCGTGAAGCAAACAAATCGAAAATACAGGAAGGCAGGTATTTTACAGAGCAGGACATTCAGAATGAATTTGAACGTTTGGATACTGAAAGAAAACTCGAGGAACAAATAAAAAAACAGCAATATGAAACAGGCTTAATAACGGAAAATGATTATAGAAACGCATTGCTTGACATTGAAGAAAAATATCAGCAAGCAAAAGAGCAAATACAGATAGAATATGCTGTACAAGAAGCTCAAAGGATTGAAATAGACGCTCAGAATAAATTACAATTATTCGAAGAAGGAAGCGCAGCGTTTTTTGAGGCGCAAAAGGCAGAGCTTGAACGGCAGCGACAGCTTGAAATTGCAGCAGCAGAAAGAACTGGCGCCGATGTCGCATTGATAAATAAAAAATACAATAAATATGAGTTACAGCTTGAGCAACAAAAGAACGCAGCAAAGCTCGAACTTGCAGCTTCAATTGCAAATAATGTTGCAAACCTATTTGGGAAGGCTACTTATGCAGGGAAACTTGCAGCCAGCGCACAGGTAGCAGTTGATACAATTAAGGGTGCTCAATCGGCTTATGCAGCAGCGCAAGTTATCCCACCACCAGCTGGTCAGATAATCGGTGCTGCTAATGCGGCTCTTGTAATAGCTGCAGGTGCAAAATCTGTAAGCGACATATGGTCTGTAAAATCAGGACTACCAGAGACATCTGGCGGAATGGCTGGCAATCAGTTGTCTAATGCTTCGTTTTCCTCGTCTGGTACAGCGGCTGGAGAAGCTGAGAAAATAAATCAAAACGTCGCTGGACAGATAGGTGCAGGAATGATTGCAAGAAATATCGAAACGTCAAATAATATGACAATTGCAGAGCAGCTTGCAAGAATAAACGTACAGCCTGTTTTGGTTATCGATGATGTAATAAGGAAACAAAACGAGGTATACAATAAAAATTACACACAAATACTATAATTCAAAAAATTGTATATAAATTTGTACTAAAAAATATTAAAAGATGGTCAAACAAATCAAAATTAGCGGCGAAATCGGTGTAAACGTTACGCTAAATGATATAATTCTGCAAACTCTTGACCTGAAGGACGGCGATTCGATTATGTTTGTTATAAACAGCTATGGCGGTTATATTGACGAAGCTATTGACATCTATAGTTATATCAGAAACCTATCGAATAAATATAAAATCGTAGCTACCAATAGCGGCGATGTAATGAGCGCAGCAACCGTTATCTTTTTGGCTGCTGATGAACGGTATTTCGATGTTTCAAAAGGCGAATTTTTGATTCATTTGCCATGGTTGAACACAAGCGGAAACAAGTATGATTTGATCGACGACTTGAAAGAGCTTGTTAATTACGAAAATAAAACATTGCAAATCTATAGAGACCGTACAGGCTCAGATATTAATATACTTCGAGCCTTGATGGAAAGAGAAACATATTTAACGTCGGAAGAAATTGAAAAATTAAACTTCGCAAAAACTATTAAAAGCGAAGTTACAAATAAAACAAAAAATAAAGTAATGGCTAATGCAAAACTCAAGAATACTATGAACAAGAAATTAGAACAAATTGAAAAGCTTATAAAGGCTTTAGCGGAAAAATTTCGCTTTAAAAACATTGTCTTAACTGACATTAGTGGAAATGAGCTCGATTTTGGGGCAGATATTACCGACGAAGCTCAGATAACTCTCGGGGTTACGGCAACAGTAAATGGTGTGCCTGCCGACGGGGAGTATATTCTGGAGCAATTTCAAGGCGGTAAAGTGCTCTTATTCGCTCAGGGTGTATTAACCGAAATCCGTGACATTGCGTCTGATTCTGCGCATGAGCAGGAAAAGGCAGATAGTGGAACGGAAGAATTGGTCGCAACGCTTAACGAGGTAGTTAACCTATTCAAGGAAAGCATTGAAAAAATTGTTGAAACAGAAAAAAAGGTAAGAAATCTTGAAAACGAGCTAAATCGAATAAAAACGAAATTTGGCGTTGCAAATTTTGCAAATTTGCCTGCAGAAACAAACGCAGACAAAAAAATTGTAAAAAAGTTTAACATCTAAAAACAAACGACTATGAGTTCTGTAATTGATTATAGTTTATTAACCCTCAATACAGCCGAAGCGCAAAGCGCAAGTGAGGCTGTATTTAAGAAAACACTTCAATCGCCTGAATTGACGTCTATCCATGCAATTCAGACAGGTGTCGAAATGGATAAATACATTCCGATTTTCGGACGCCTTGGAATGGTTGGTCGTGCTGCACAAGGAGGATGCGTGTCGAATGTCGTTCAATCGTCAATCCCTGTAACGCAAAAACAGTGGACGCCTAAATTGATCCAAGGTAGAATCGAACACTGCCAGGAGGATATTCCTCAGCTGCTTAAGATGTGGAAACAGAGCCGCATCGCAAAAAATCTATGGTCGAGCATTGATAACGAGGCTTTGGCTTTTATCGAAGATAGACTTTACGACGCTATCCATGAAAGCATTATTAGGATAACAGAATTTAACGCAACGACACATAGTCCTAATGGCGACAAAGATGGCGACGAGCTTCTTACGGCTGGAACGGATAAGGCGTTTTTTAACATTTTGAACGGCATGTGGCCGCAAATATTCGCATTGACCACAAACAACAAAATTTACCGCTATACAATTACCGAAAACGCCGCTGCAACGAAGACTGCTCAATTGAATCTTGCAAGCGATACAGCATTGAAGGTATTTAGGGCTTTGTATGCAAACATACCTGCGCAGGCTTTCGGGCGTGGCTCAAACTTGGTTATACAATGTACAAGGTCGCTGCTGAACAATTGGATTGATTATCTCGAAGGTCAGAGCTTAGGGTTTACGCTAACAAGAGCTGAACAAGGCTCTAATCAATGGCAATATAGAGGCATTCCGATTATTCCTCGTCCAGACTGGGATAACATTATTAGAACCTACTTCGATAATGGCATAACCTGGTATTTGCCACACAGGGCTATTTTAGCGGACATTAATGCTATACCTATCGGTACGTCTGATACGAATAGTTTGTATTCGCTTACAAGCGAATATAATAGCTATCATAAGAAGCATGTAATTGATTTTGCTTACCGCATCGACTGTAAGGTCGTTGATGAAGAGCTTGTCGCAGTAGCTGTATAATACCAAAAAAACAAAGGTTATGGCATGCACTGATGGAATTATTAAGAACATAGTTAGCAACTGCACCACAGTTAAGGTGTCAGGGCTTGAACCTGTTGCTTATGTGTTCAACAGAAAAGAAGCCGAGTTTGTATTCTCGTCAACGAAAGACAAAGAGAATACAATTACAAGCATTAAGCTTGCAACTGGTAAGAAAGCTTATACGATTAATGCTTACAAAAAGGGCATTAACGCAGGGCACTCTATAGTAGTTGCTGACACGAAACCTGACACATATCAGCAATGGGTAACATTCGAAAGTTTTGAATCTCTTGCTGAAGATGTTATCAATGTTACTGGGCTTAATGATGTCGTAGTCATCGTTGAAACAAAACACAAAACATCGACTGGCGAAGGCGTTTTTCTGGCTTACGGTGTAAAAGGCGGTCTCTGGAAAGCAGAAGATACGCTTGACTGGAATACAGACGCAGCAAGCAGAAAGATTAAGCTACAGTCTCTCGGCGGAAATGAAGAGCCTTATCCTTATTGGATTGTCTATTCAAACGACTTCGCTTCGACAAAGACATTGCTTAATGGGCTTCTAACTACAACTTAGCGTTTTCATGGCGTTAGATACTTGGTTTGACAACATTAGAGGGCGGAGTTATCAGGATATTATTTCGAATCCTGAAGCGCTTCGCTCTCTTTTGCAATTAGCAAGCGTATTGCTCTTAAATGGTGGCAATCCTTCGCTATGCGAATCGTGCATTAGAGACTATTATCAAAAGATTTTAGCTAACTTTGAAACACTAAAAACTAATTATATGGACAATAAGAGAACAAACATTCCTGCGTGGAAGGGTATAAAATATGTCAAAGGTGCGTTCTTTTATTCAGACACGATTACTGACTTGCAGGCAATTAATGCGCTAAAAAACGGTTATCTATCTGAATTTGACTTTGACAAGTTGCCAGAAGGTTATAATGAACAAGAACAAGCAACAATCGAGAAAACAACCGAAGAAGAAATCGAGACGCAAACCAAAAAGCCAGTACGTAAAAAAATAAAATAAAATGAACATATCGACGGTTGACATCTGGTCACGTTTAAAAATAAAGGTAAGTCGCTTCATGGGTGCTGGGAATAGTAACGGCGTCATGATGTTTGGCGAAGAAAACGACTATCCGCAAATAACAGAAAAGCTAATCAATAATTCAGTAACAGCCAAGAGCTGTGCAAGGATACTTGCAAGCTTCATCGTTGGCAATGGATTTAATAGCGAAGTAAACAAAATCGTTATAGGCTACGACATTACTGGCAAGGGTGTCACTGTATATGAACTACTAAAGCGGCTGGCTTACGATATTGCTTACAACAACGGCTGTTACATTCATATTGGTCAAAATGCTTTCGGGGATATTATTAGTCTTAATCGTGTACCTTTCAAATATTGTCGATTTGGGAAGGTAGACGATTTGGGTTATACAAGTACAATTCATGTTTACGAAAATTGGGAAAAGTACAGCGATTTTAAACGTGATAGGATAAGAATTTATCACATTTATTCGAGCAATCCTAAGGTATTTTTGAAACGGGTTGAGGAAGCAGGCGGAATTGAAAAATTTAAAGGTCAAATCGATTACTTCTTTAACGAGAATAACTATTTATATCCGCTTTCGAACATAGATTCGATTTTTCACGATGCCGATGCCGAGTTTGGTGTGTCACTGCTAAGAGACAACATATTTCGTAACGGCATATCTGGCAAAGTAATTATCACGGTTGCATCAATGCCTTCTGATGCTGAACGGCAAAAAATTATTGAAAAAATAAAGAACCTGATTAGTGCAGACGGAGACCCTGTTTTGTTACTCGAGGAAGAAATAGGCGCAAATGGCGAATTGTTAAAATCAGTTCGCATCGATAAAATAGACACAAACATGACCAGCGAAATGTATACCGACCTCGATAAGGTGCTTGCAAAACGGATAAGGAAGGCATTCTATGCAATACCGCCAGTACTTATTGATTACGAAGAATCGAAACTTGGGACTACATCTGGCGAAGCGCTTAGAGAAGCGTTCAACTATTATAATAATATGACACGGGAATTGAGAACAAATTTCGGCGAATGGATAGCTGACTATCTGCAAGAGCTTCAAAATCCTACGCTGGACGCAAATAATGATTGGACGATTAATGAGTTATCGATTGACACAGACAATATCAACGCTCAAACAAATCAACAATGATACAATTAATAACTTATAGTGAGCAGCAGACAATAAAGAGTATTGCGATTGACGACACGGCAAAATATAATGAGCTTGTTATCGAAGTTCAGGAGTTCGAGCTAAAAAAGGCATTATCAGAGCCATTGTACAACGACATGCTTGATAATATATACGATGAAAAATATCAGAAATTATTGAATGGAGACTCTTGGATTAGCGAAGGTAATAAATACACTCACAAAGGGTTGAAGTTTATCCTGGCGTATCTTGTGTATAGCAGATGGATACGCAGAGCACATGTAATCGATAGTTATACAGGGCTTGTTCAGCAACGAAGCGATTACGCAGAGCACATAAGCGAAGGAACAATAAAACAATTATCGAGCGATGCTTATGAAGTTGCTATCAATGCACTTAACGAGACGATAGCTTACATAAAGTTTTATCAGAACTTATACGATAAATTTATTTACGTCGATTCTGAATCGAAATATCGCAATCCGAGAATTTGGAACATTAGAAGGTATTGATTATGGCAAACTTAGAGCTTTTCAAACAGCAATTAAAAACAACCCTGGCGGATACGGACAGGATAGCAATCGGTATTCCAGGGATGACGGGCTGTTTTAACGTCACAATTAGTGACTTTAAACGTAATTTCGGTCTAACGAAAATTTACAAAAGCACTTCGACGAGTTCAGTAAACATAACAATCCCTGCTAATTCGATTATTTTGTTTTTTGTTATTGTAAATAAGACCTCAACGACGAACAATATAACATTTGCAACAAATAACAGTGATTTGCTTCTTTTTGACACGACAATCGAAGCAAGCAAATCTTTCGTCGATGTTAAAAACGTCTATATTACAATACCGACAAGCTTATCAATTACGGCTATCGGCAATATTGATTTCGTTTGCTATGTAATCGAAAACGTGTTTTAATATGTTGAAAATAATTGCTTATATAATATTCACAGCGTTTATTTTGACGATAATTTATAATTCAATAAAGCTGTATATTTATGTTAATCGAGAAAAAAATAAGCATAAACGAACTGAAGGTAGGGGATAGCTTATGCTATTGGAACAAAGGCTGGATAAGTTTCTTTATTCGATTGTTTACGAATAGTAAGTATTCACATACTTCTATCGTTGTAGTAACTGGAGTTGTAGCAGAAGCAATAGAAAAAGGCTATGTTGTAAATAGGATTGTCGATAGCGTAAGGAACGCAAAGCAGGTTATTGTTAAACGACCGAAGCTGAACTTCGATAAAGAGGAATTTCATAACGAAATATTTCGACTATTGAATGCAAGATACGAGTTTGAAGGGCTGTATTACGAAGCGGTAAAACAGATTAAGCCTTACAGCAAGTGGAAGGGCGACAAAGAAGTGATTAAAGATGTGTTTTGTTCGAAAGCAAATGCGTGGTTATTTTGGGAAATTTTCAAGTTAAAAGATTATGAAAATTGGTACGAAACAACCCCCCGGGATATTGCCAATGATTTTAAAAATTTTGAAACGTTTGAGTTGATTCTAAACAATAAATAATATGAAAACAGTAAGATTATTGAGCATATTACTTATTATATCGGTGCCAGCAAATGCACAGCGGTACATTGCTGATAGTATCTATTTGAAGCCTGTTGCACCACTGCAAGGGAAATGGCTTAGCGTGAAAACGCAATTAGGCACTAACATAGACACTGCAACTCGGACGAAGGTTATGACCCGCAAGGCAACGGATAGTCTGTATGCAAATAAAAACAGTCTTCAGCTAAGAAAAGCAGGTGAAATAGGCGTCGGAGCTGTAATGTATGGTAATCCGTATTGGGTGAATGGAGAGTTTCTGAGGATAAATTCGATGAATACGGATAGTACTTTGTTGTTCAACGGAAACTTAGCTTTTCCGAAATCGTTGGTACGATTAATTATTGAAGATTCTGAGAATGAACGATATCCGAAAACGATTTTAGGGTGGCAAAATATTGATACGACTGACAGAAAGCTATACCCCATTTACCCTTACATCGAAGTCGTGAATAATTTTTCTATATATTCACACTCAATAGGGCTAAATAGATACTCAAGCAATCCGTTTGTAGATACGTCAGTTAATGTAAACGGTGGGAGTGTATTCGCTGCTAATTTTCAGGCTGCGAATAATAATACTGGATATTCTGTAATTGCTATTGGTGATAATGCAGCTAATGGTAATACAGGAAGCAACGTAAACGCTTTAGGGAGTTGGGCAGCTTATCAGAATACAGGATACAGCGACATAAATGCTTTTGGAGACCATGCAGCTGATAGTAATATAGGGGACGCTGTAAACGCTATTGGCGTTTCAGCGGCTTTTCAGAATACAGGGAGTTACGTAAATGCTATAGGATACGCTGCAACTTATGGTAATACTGGGGATGATGTAAATGCTATTGGATATTCTGCAGCTCGTGGGAATTCTGGGCAACATGTGATTGCTATTGGGAATAATGCTGGATACAATAATACACGTGACACAGTCATGTTATTAGGCTTTAACTCTTACGCTACAGCAAATAGGCAAATAGTTTTAGGTAGCACTTCTTATAACGAGGTGTATAGCCCGATTAAAATTAAAGTGACTGGTTCCGTTGATATTACAACAAATCAACAAACGGTAAACGGAAGCGTGTCTGGCTCTGCTGTGTTTTCAATGCCTTTTATGGGTACGAATTATAAAAAGGTCATCATCTATTGCAATGCCCTCAACGGAACAGCCAGCTGGACGTTTCCCGTGTCGTTTACTTATACACCTGTTGTTTTACAAACATCAGGGTTACCCACGTCTCTTGTAACTTCGCTTAGCACTACAAGCGTTACAGTCACAGGGTCAAACAGCACTGGGTTCTTAATTATTGAAGGATATTAATGTTTAACGGTTCGGGTATTGCCGAAGTGGTGGAATTTGAAACACAAAAGTTGATAAACAGATGAAAGATAATAGTAGCACAATAGTTGAAAACGGCAAGGATGCCACCATTGCGGCAATACCTTGTTATGTGCCGTGCGGTTTAGAACTGAACAAGATTTACAATGAAAGCAATTTGGACACAATGAAAAGGATGCCTGACAATTTCATTGACTTAACGGTTACTTCACCACCTTATGATAACTTACGACAATACAATGGTTATTCTTTTGACTTTGAAAATGTAGCAAAAGAGTTATTTCGAGTTACAAAACAA